TGACATAGCATTACCACCCGGAAGTGTGGTAATTTGAGTTCCGTTTGAACCTTCACGACGTGGAATCCAATAGTCTTCAAGAACAGATAGATGATTACGTTCATCTCGTACTTCACCTGTTGCTTGGTTATATGTGAGTCTTGTTCTAAAACGACTCATCATATCACGAACATACTGTTCTGCTTTTTGTTTTGGTAATTGACCAACATCTACATAAAACACTCGACGTTCTGGTGCACGAGCCACTCTATAAACTAAAAGAGCATCTTCTAGTTGACGTAACATATTTAATGGACGAATTGTTTTATGGAGATATCCAAGAACTCGTTTGGTATTTAAATCAATTACACCAGATGGAACATATACAACACTGTCGGTAGATAGATGTAATCCACCAGGACCAGTTAACATATATGATTCTCTATCTGTGTTTGTATACAGATAATATTCTTCAATTTTCTTGATTACAGAAACTTGAACATTTCCAAGTTTATCTTGTTGTTTTTCAACTTTTCTGATCTTTTTAATTTTTAAAGGATCGAGTGGAACAATTTCTTGAATACCTAGAATAGGTTGATCCTTGTCGATAACAATGTTATAAAATATTCTTGAATCAATATACCAGCGTCGAAACACTTCATATGATTTAGAATTAAAATCTAATAAATGAATTATAGTATCAAATTCTTTATAAATTTTAGTTTTAATAGATTCACTAATTGGAAGATCTTTAAGGTCTAATTTAACTGCTTTTCTATCTGTCCCCAATACAATTGCGGCTGTTACAATTTCATCAATTGCATTATCAATTTCTGGAAAAATTGACATATTACGGTATTGTATAATAGAACCGCTATCATCTCGAATATTAGCAGCATAGTCAAGGGCAGTTCCAAAAAATCCACCAGCATCTACAGTTACTGTACCATCAAAAATTTCAGGTGCAGCAATATTCTTAGAGACAATATCCTTTGTCTCTTCCTGATCAGGTTTCTTTTTACCAAACTGAAATCCAAAAAGATCAATTTCCATTAACAATTCCTTTATAATTAATTAGCATCAGTTATTCACATTATCTGTGATACCAGCAATTGCTACAGTATCGTAAACAAACACAACGTTAAAAGTATTTAACACATTTGGACGAGATGAATTGAATGAGATTTCATTAATCGTTCGGGGCCAAAGTCCATTTAAGTAAAATGTTTTCTGTACTGCCCCATTTAAATCTAGATGCTGAATAGTCCAGTTAACTTTATAGTTTGACCCATTAACATAATTTGTATTATTATTTACATGATTATTAATATAATTGTGCCACCGCTGAAATGATACCCACAGATCTCCGCTACCCGTATCATCTAGAATAGAAGCAGACCATGTTGAATATAATTTTTCACCAGGATAATATAGTTTTCGACCAAAATGGTCATATGCAATGGTACTAGTTTGCAATGTGGGAATTAAAGTAGATCTTACATGAAATTCTGATATTAAATTATTAGTATTTGAACTGTTTACAGTATCTCCACCAGATGGAAATCCACCCAGAATCTTAAAACGATTTTGTCTTGTTCCACCACCTAAAAAATTATCTTTAAATTGATTTAATGAAGTAGGCATAGGTAGTTTCCTTTAGCATTTATATACCAGTTAAAATTTCTAAATGGTCAAACGTTAAAGTTACGTCAAAAGTTACAAACTCAGAAGATCCCATATCAAAATTTATACCACCAACTTCACTGGGCCAGCATCGAAATAATTTAATTTCACGATAGATTTGACCATTTGCTTGTAATTGTTGAATAAAAAAATTAGTTTGAAGATTTTTATATCCAAAATCATTATTAGTTAATTTATGTGTTTGATGTCCGTCTAAAAGTTCTTTCCATTGCTGAAAAGCTTTCCACAAAACTTTATCACCGTCATCATATACTTTAATTGGCCAGACAGAATATTGTCTATCACCAGCAAAGTATGCCATACGACCTCTATATGGAACACCTATGACACCAACATCTGCTTTTGGTAAAGCTGCAGACGATATAGTATATGCTGATTTTGTTTGAGCAAAATTGGCATTATTAATACCAGTTGGAAATGAAGGAATAACCTTAAATCTATTGGCACGAGTGCCACCTTTAAATGCTGCTTTAAATGTATTTAATGAATTATTGATTGCCATTTTACTGTGCGAGTGTTATATTGATGGTAAATGTAGTTGTTCCAATCAATGGAGTCACAGACACAAATATAGTTAATGATGCTGCATTATCAGTGTTGTTAGTAGAATTGCATACAACTTGTGTTTGTGCTGTATCAATATTTGTTGCATATTGAAGAAGATAATTTTGTATTTCAGCTGTAACCAATAGTCTAGTAGTAGCATTATTAATTTGATACAAATATTTAATACCAATATCTGTAATATCTCGTTTCATTGCAGATTTCATTTGAGCTGGACCTACACGCTCATCTACAATTGGAGCTGAAGTAGATGCAGTTGCTCCTACTAAATCTGATCCCAAGAAATTTCCAGAAGTAAAGTTTAGAAAATAATTTACTCTAGCACTTGTAAGTAAAGTTTTTAATGCACTATCAGACCAGTTAACAGTTCCAGTAACAGCACCATTTAATACAGTACCACGACCAGATCCTGCAATAGTTAAGTATAATTCACCACGAGAATTTGCTCGTGTAAAAAATCCAGCAATATCAGCTGATAAATTATTTGTATATGTAATTGTGCCACCATTTAATAATGAAGGTACTGGAAATGCTGTAACTGTTTTTTGTCCATATACTGAAAATACTCTATCTGAAACAGTTGCACCTTCTGTAAAGGCTGTAGAAGCAAAAGCAAATGTTGCTAATGTCTGTCCAGCACCATTGTTTATGGTAGGAAATATACCAATGGTATAAGGAGATTCTGTTTCAAGCCATTTTTGAATACCAGTAAATCCTGCACCAGTACCTGTGCACAATGCAAGATCTATATCATCTGAGGTATCAGCTTTATATTGATTAAAACCAATAGTTGCACCAGCAATTATAAGATTACCACCATACGAAAGATAATCAAGAGCGTATAGAAAATCCAAACCAGCATTACCGGTACCACCAAAACCTATTGGATTTGTTCCAGTATTAGCAAAAAAGCCAAATGGATTAGTTGTACCTGCAGTTGAAACTTCATTAATTAAACATCCAGTAACTCCAGACAGTTTATTTAAATCATTAATCAAACCACTTGGAGATGTGTAAAAGATATACTTATCTCCTGTAGTTCCTGTAGCGGGTGTTGATTTAACTGCTTTAGCATATAGGAGCCATCCAAACAATCCACCTGGATCATTTGTAGGAATTCTACTATTAAAATTTATTGTTGTATTATTATAAGTAATACCAGTTAAAAATGCTGCAGTCATTTGAGCCGCAGTAGATACAGTTTCGCTATTAAATTGATTCGTACTAGTAAAAGAACTGAGAGTTGCCATAATTGTCCTTTTTAATCAATAATATTTAGTAATTTTTTATACCTTCTTCCAAATAACACTACCATCTGAATATTCATCGGAATCAAAAGATTCATCGCTTACAATGAATAAGGTGTTATTATCTTCTGGTTTTACGGCTTCTTCATAATTAAATTTGGCACTTTCAATTAAATCTGCAAAATATTCTTGTCTAGAAAGCCAAGCAAAAAATACTAAGGTCATTACCAAATCATCATTATGGCTATCTTCTGCTCTAAAAGTATTTGATTTGGATACAAATGTTGTAAGTTCTGTAATGATTCTTTCATCATTTAGCAAAATTTTATCTTCTTCTACCAACCGCTTTAATATAGCACATCCCAATTTTTTTGTCTGAGTAGTGGTTCTAAGTCCCATTTCAGTGCGGCTACTCCCACCAAATCCTTGAGATAAAACCTGTCCTTTTCTTCCTAAAATTTTAGTCATAAGAACATTTTCATATTCTAAGTCATTATAAAGAATACTTGAAACTTGTCCCCCAATGTCATTTGTTTCAATTAAAACATATGCATTATTATATTTTTCTGCAGCACTTTTAATTGAAACAGGAAAACTAAATGGACTAACCGTATTATTTCTGTAACTGGCTACAACCTTATATGGTGATGTAGTTCCGTCAATTACAGTAAACGCAGAATAATCAGATCCTTGACCACGAGAAACATCTGCCTGTAAAAAATAAATTTGATCTTTGACTGGCTGTTCAAATATTCTTAAACCTTCAGAGTTTTCTTCTAGGAAATCTTCTGGTGCCAAAACATTTAATTTTGATGTGGCTACAAGCGTATTAGAAGAGCCAAGAAAACTACAACCATATTCCTGTTCAAACTGTTCTGGACTCGTATTTGCTAACTGCTCCGCTGCCCAGGCATCGTCTCGTTTTGGTCCACCGGGGGTTATGGGGACATCCCTCCAACTTACCTCGATAGGGACGAAGTTATTCTTAGACTTGTGCCCAGCCGGTCTATTGGCATCTACCCACAGTTTATGAAAGTGATTCATTCCATTAGGAGTAGATACAATGATAAGTTTGGTAGTTAAACCAGCAGAAATGGTTGGATAGGTAGATGAATAAAACTCTTCTGCAATATGAGAAGGTAAGAACGCATATTCATCTAGTAGGAGTAAATTATACGAACCACCACGGATAGCGGATGAGGAGGTTGCATCACACACAACTCTAGATCCATTTTCTAATTTAAAACTTGTCTTATTCCACTCTACCACACCTTGTTGTAGAAAGTGAGGTAGATTTTCATATGCCATTTGTAATTTTGCAAATAGTTCGTCTTTGGCAGTTTTTAATTTATTTGCTAAAATAGCAACATTAACAGATTGGTTGAATGTAACATAATGTGTAATATAACCAATAACAGAGGTAGATTTACCAGACTGCCGGGGCCATTTAGAAATAACAAAACGATTATCGTGAATAGTCTGTACAAATTTTTCTTGGTAATCATATAACTTGAAAGGCATTATACCTTTATCAAGAGTTTTAACTTTTACGTATTTGCTACAAAAATAAACAGGGTCCTTGGCGCATTTAATATATTCGTCAAGTTGTTCTTTTGTATAACTTAACTCTATGCCTGGAGGCTTTAGTTTTGGATTATTTCTATAACCTTGATTTTTATTGTTTAGGCTCATTATTCACAATTTCAGCATCAATGATTTTATTGGTGCTTCTATCTTTATTTAAGATGTTCTGTAGATCAGTTGTAGAACCAAGAAATACAGAATTATTGGTTTGTTTAATTTCTGTTTTTACTGCTGTTGTATCTTTTACTTTTTTATGTACATCAATAACGTTATTATTCAGATCTGCAAGCGTTTTAAGTAAAATAGCAACTACTTCAAATGCTCTGGGACTATCTGATTCAGTAGCAACTTTCAAAGCACTTTCAAGAGCAATACTTCCATTATTCAATAAATCTTTAAAATTACCTTGAACTAATTCATAGTCTTTTTGAAAATTGTTATTATTAAAAGTTCCACCAGCTATATTGGATGGTTTAGTATCTGGTTGAACAGGCACATTAAAAAATTGAGATAAATTTTTATTCATCGAATCCATTTCGTCCAGCAGTTAAACCCCTCAAAGAAATACTGTCAATATCAGTAATCGTTTGTACTTTACCAAAAATATAACTTTTAGCCACAAAACTAAATGATGAAATATTAATACGCCTTCCAGACATATCTCCATCATATCGTTCACTAATACTATTTGATATCATTGATATAGGAATTTTTACATTATCCTGTGCTGAATTCAATGACATACTAATAATATGATCTGGATTAAAATATGGTATAATTTGTTCAACAATCTGTAATGTATCATCAATGTGTCTAGTATAAATGAATAAACTAAAACCAACATTAACAGGTACTTGTTCTGTTATAATTGATGGATTGTCTATACAAGCATTTCTTGATAGTAGTGGTGTGTTTCTATTTCTACGACGAGATGCATCTGTAGCAACATTCGTCATAATATAACTCATACGTGGAAGTTGGTTTTCAATACGAATACCATCATTTATTGATGATGGTTCCAACAATCTTCTAATGAATTTTTCTTGTGAAGCATAGGTAATTGGAACACGTATACTTAAATCAGTAGCACTATCTGGATTATCATGATTAACAAAAATATTATTAAATAATGATCCAAAACCTACAACTAATTTTCTTAAATTTTTATTATAAAAATAGTCAAACATGTTTTATCCTTATGTGCAGTCTTCATCTGCGAATGGATTATTTGGATCAAAGGTATATCCTGCTGATTCAGTCTTGAGAACATCATTAATACCTGCAGTAGTTCCAAGATTATTATTAATAGGAATAATTTGTGACCCAGAGTAGCCCCGAGTTTGGCTAAGAAGAGCATCAATTGCTTGGTTATCTGTAGTAATTTTCTCGTAACTATAAGTGAAGAGTTCTGCAGTTATCATATAACTATACAATTTACCCATTACATATAATGGATTTTCATGTTCTACAAAATTAATTTCAAATAAAGATTTGGAAAGAGGAAAATATATAAGATCTCCTTCTCTTGGTCTCGTAACTGCAGGAGCCCTATAAGTTACTTCTTCATTAAACCGTTTTCTTGCAAAGAGTAAAGTAACCTTATCTTTAATCTCTAACCCAAATTGTGTAATCATATCCGTACCATCAAATGACTTATAGTTTAGTAAATACATCTCTAATGTAAATGCTTTTGTAAATGCAGAGGCTGGGTCTTCTCCAAACAACTTATCAATAGCAAAATAATCACGTGGAACATATATGCAGTCTTGCCCCATAGCCTGAATTATTTCTATAGTTATACCTTCAACAAGATTTTGTTCTTGTGTATTAGTATAATTGCTAATGTATGGGTTTGTTGTCATATTATCCGATCATAGGATCTGGTGGCAGTTCTTGTGTCTTCTTTAATAGTTCTTCAATCGCATTAAGTTCCTGTTGTGCATCTTGCATCATGGCTGGTGCATTCAAAGAAGCACCACCGGGAAGTGGAACACCAGAAAATTTAATAAGATTCTGAGCCCATTGTTTTTTCAATAATGCTGTATAATGTCTTTTAAATATTCTATCATTCCATGTTTTAGGATATCGTGTCGTATCAACTTCAACATATGCTTCGACCATAAGAACAGATCCAACAGGAATTTTACTATAATCTGTTTCTAGATACAAACGATCTGTTGTTTTTGTGTAGGTATAAGAAACCGGATAATTAAAAATATCATTAATAAGTTTAATATAACTCATACCTTCCATATAACTTGCAATGGGTCCAGCTGAAAATGAAGACTGATTCATGTATAATCCAAAGAAATCAAAAAGAGTTAATTGATACCTTAAATCAAACATGTAATCTCCAACAGAAGTACTGGGAGCATATACTTTTGTAATACTTCTAATCGCGGATGCATTTGGCCAATAACCTGTAAGACCATTCTCATTAGTTTTAATTTGTGCACCAAGAGCTGGTCCAAAAGTAGTTGTATCAAATGATCGAGTAGCTAAATCATTTGCAGTAACCGTATATGCATATAAGGCTCTTTGATTAAAATCAAAATGCCTTTCATACATGTATTCTAAAGATTCATCTAATCGATCTTCTGCTTGCTGAGAATCAATATTTACTTGTACAACAGGTGATCCCAATGTACGGTAACAATAGTTGATAAAATCTTGTCGTGTAGTTATAGCCATATTAAAAATATTTATGTATTTTCTATAATCTTATTAATTTTATCAAACATTTCTTCATTGACCGGATTACTATTTACAGTTATTTGAACCAATTGTACTGTTTCAGGGGGCAATTGTTCGATTACCTTTTTTCGATCCCCATCTTCATTATCATAAAAATTTGGATCATAGTTGGTAAATCCTGGCATTTTAAGTGGGCAACTTAAAGTTGGATAGTCTAATTTACAATATTCACCCGGTTCTTTAATTAACCAAGTATTGGGTTTGTCACCACAACCACACTTACCACAAAAAAAATAATTCGAGTTACGACTTTTATTTAAAAATTTACATGGTGGAAGTATACCATTCCCATAACAAGAAATATACCTCAATTGCTTAGTTGGTATATCTGTCTTAGTATTTTTGAATCCACGTGATGCAACTGACATTGCATACAACATAATTTTAGTAATCATATTATGGGGTTGTATAAATATAACTCATTCCGGCTGGTAGCACACTTCGTTGTAAAAAAGCTTTATGTTCTTCCGATATATCTGCAACAATTTCGATAATATTAGAACCATAATTTGATACAGCAGTAGTGGTATAATCATATCCCAACAATGTTACCAAAACATATTTGATCGCTGCAGTTGTTCCTTTGATATCAAAATATTGAGAATCAACTTGAATAGAGAAGCGTCGAATATTTGGTAAGATTTCTACTAATCCTACAGAAGAAAAATCTTCTCCAGGAAAATAAAATTCAGCTAAACCCTGTAGTAACTCTTCAGGCATTTCCATAGGAGATCGTAAAGTCTCCCATTCAATATATGCTCCGTAACCATATTTAAGACTAAACAACCACCTTAAATAATTTTTTAAAATTGGAACAATTTTAACATTATTAGTATCAGCCTCATATTCTCGAATAATCCATTCTGGTAATAAAGATTCTAATGTAAGCTGATCACCGATAAATTTATCTTTACCTACATTTAATAACTCTGAGCCATATATTTTTTGTACATATGCTTGCATTAAATTTACTTTAGCTGCTAAAGTTACAGGTAGTCTATTAAAAAATAAAGGAATCATAATGCGTAGACTACTCCTATACCAGCAATAGTACGTGATTGTAGGTAGTCAATTAGAAGAGTTTGATTGCTTGAAGATAATCCAGTAACATATACATTAACGGTGCCTGGTGTATCACCATTTCGTACTGAAATCAAAGTAGAATCATTTGTTCCAGTAATACTAGAACTTAAAATAGCTTTTTCAAAATCTTTCAATGTAACACATCTATCTTGACCATTTGCATTAAATAACACTTTTGCTCTTGCAGTGTCAACAGATATAGTATCATAACCGCCAGAAGCTGAACCAATAATATTTAATAAACCGGTTGGATCAATAATAGTACCACCATTTCCAGCTTTACCATTTGATACAATAGCACGAACAATAACAGATTTTGATGTTGGAACAATTGCAGCATTAGCAAAATTATTAGTAACCAAATATCCATTTGAGCCATGTGTTACAGTAAAGAAATTATTATTAATTGATGTAGTTGTATTTCCTTTACTTACTCTTGTCCATTTAATTTTTTCAGCTTTATTTAATGAATCTGGAATAACATAAAAAGAAATTGTATTAGGATCTATATTATATGGAAGTATAATGGATTGGCTTACATGATCGTAATTGGAAAATGTTGCAACAGATGATCCCGAATATAAATAAGTTTCAACTGCAGCTGATGCTCCTGAAGTTTCATTATATAGATAGAATCTTAAATTTGCACCACTTGTAGATGTTGCTGCAAATCCTGTATAATCATCCATTGCAGCTGTAGTTACAACTCTAGCAGATGCAGATTGTATCAAAGGAACTATAACTGAATGATTTGAGGCAATTGAAACTATAGATTCTAATAGCGTTGCTGTAGATAAAAATGATTCAGTAAATCCAAATTGAGCATATACCCCATTATATGCTGTGGCAGTTGCAAGAGTTCTTAATAATAAATTAGCTGTACTAGCTTCATCTCTAAAAGAAATATCAGTTAGACCGGGTTGAACTTCTAAAAAAGAAGTCAATGAATCCATAATATTTTCAAAGTCTAAAGAAGCAACATTTAAGGATTTTAAATTATATGTCATGTTAGTGGTATTTCAATTCTACAAGAAGATTTGTTTTGTGAATTTAAACTCAATTCTGTTAAAAAACTAATATCAAAAATTATTACAGTATCTGAATAGTAATTAATAGAAACTTTAACATCAAAGATTTTTTTAATTGATGATTTGATTGCTGCCTGTAGAATATTAACTATAAGCTGTCTATTGATACCAATATCATAGATATAATCACTAATATTTGCACCAAAAGAAGGATTCATCATATTTTCTCCTTTATTGGTACGTAAAATATTTTCAATTTGTTGAACAATAGAATTTGTTCCATCAACATATGCGATATCTTTTGTTCCATTAATCGTGAACGCAGGTTCTAATAAAATTGAAAAGTCTTTAGTACGCATATCAAATATTTATATCTTTAGGACCAGTTCTCGTAAGTGTTAGGTGGATTGAATGGATTATTAAAAACACCTGGGTTATTTGGAATATTTAAGGTATCATTCCATGGATTTTCTGGAGGAGTTTCACCACCACCCTCACCACCTGGAGTTGCTGCAACAGATGTTGGTGGTAAAATACTTGTAAGAGCAAGTTGTGTTTCGTGTGTACCCGTATTGGTAAACATGTGTTTAATACCCAAAACCCAATATATTCCATTAATAGGAGATGATCCGGCTGAATACGGATAGCCACTAGTATTGTTTGCTACAACTTCAACAAAATCACCAGATCTTAAACTCATATCTCCAGAAATATTAATAGTTACTTTTCTTCCAAAGGTTATAGAATCTAAAAACTCTTTACGTTTAACGGGAGCATCTTTAGGAGTATTCCAAAAAGTAGCAACATTTAAACGTAATTTTAAATACGCTTCAAATTTTTCACCAATCTCTGGACAACTGCAGTTAAATGGTGCTTCTGGAAGTCCCCACAAACAACCAAAGAAATCTTCACCAAGTTCTGTATTAGATTTAATCTTCATACATTCATTAGATGCCGTACCTAAATAAATATCAAATGGTGGTGTAAGACCAGCAGAACCACACATTCCAGGAAAAGACCATAAAGATGCTGATCCTGTTATACCTATTGCTTCTGCAATAGTAGCAATTTTGGGAAAACGTGTCAAACAATCATCTAATGATGTTGGAGATGATGTTATGCCTTGAGTGATTTGTGCATTTGCACAGACATATTCACCACGTGCACCAAAATTACCAATAGGTGTTGATAACACATTTGAACCAAGAGTTACAATTTTTCCTTTTTGTGGCATTAGCAGTTCCCATCTAAAACGTTTTCGGCACTAAAGTAATACAATGCTTTACCTCTTAATTCTGGTGGTACTGTTATATTACCATCCATTGCCATTTTTTCTGCACTTGTACGATACATTTTTACAATATGTGCTATAGTTGCACCAGTTGGAGTGACAGTGCTCGTATTACATCCAATAGGTCTATATTTAAATCCACCAACTTCAGAAACCCAACCGGGTGGTAGATACTTTGGATCACCTAAACCAGCAGTTCTCTCATTTAAATTTATCGCCCAAGTATCTTGGGTTGCACCAGCCATATTAGTTTCATCAGTTTCCCATAATTCCATTAATGACCAATATGTACTACCAGCAGCATTAATAAACTTTAAACCTTCCCATTTATATCTCCACTTTAATTCGGGACCCATTGATTGTGTTGTTGAAGTTGCTGCTGCATAATCTGCAACCAATTTATCTGGTTCATATCTTATTAAATTTGCAAAGAAGGTTTCGTCATCACCAAGACAACACAATACATATAAAACAAAGTTTTCACGTTCAATTTTTCTACGTGTTTCCAAATTATCAGGAGAATACGATGAACCTTTATATAATTCTGTAAGATTTTTTTGAATTTGATTATAATAGAAAGTACTAGTATCTGGTTCAGCTTCAGGATCTGCTGTTAGTGATCTAGGATAATCAGGGTGAACTGCTGTCATATCAAACATATTTTTCCACATTTCAGTATTATCTGCACGTGAAAAATAACCACTGTGACCCATGTAATCATTAGTTGAATATGTCTTTGCTAACCCAAATTCACCCGACCCATGTGTAGCTGGAGCGTTATCATTTGTAGTGTTGGTATCAGAAACCCATCCATAATCTTTTTCATAAAATACTTCATCTGCACCAGATGTTATTCCACCAATTAAACCATTAGATGCAATGGTTTCAATATTATATTTTTCACCATCATCTTGAAAATGGAATGTTAGAGCTTTGGTTGTATATTTTACTGAATCAGTTATTTCAGGTGGAATAATATCTAAAAACTTAGGAGTTTTTCTAACATAAACATAATTTTTAGAAACAAATTGATTTGTAGGATCAGTATTTAAAACATAAATCTTTTTATATGTTTCTCCATTTGTAGATAGCTGAGTAGGACTATCACCATTATAAACACTATATCTATAGTTATTGTTATTATATTTGGTAATACTAACAGGATCTTTACTCAAATCAGATGGAAAATGTTTAAAATTAATGTAATCACCAAATTCCGTCCAAAACATAAATCTGGGTTCAAATGATGTTTTATCTACAGCCAATGAAGAAAGGTAATTTAAATATTGAAATGCATTATCTGTAACAGATAAATTTAATTTATTACTTCCAACATTTAATTGTTTTAATGAAAAGAAATTGTCTGCAGGAGTTAGTGTTCCAATATGAGTATCTTGAGTTGAACTAAGTCTATTTTTAATATTATTACTTGCAGAAGTAAATAATTCTTCAATTGTATAAACTCTATCTTCAAGAGTGTCTACACTAATAAGTAAATCTGCTGCTGATGTTTTTTGTGATAATTTATAAAAACTATTAGTAAAATTAATTGAAACAAAACTATCTTCATTATCAGAAGCCGCATTGGTTACATTTGCAGTACTGGTTATTGATAATAAACGTGGTTTAGCACCATCATTAAATGAAACCAAAATGCTATCAATTTGATTTTTTTGAATAAAATTTATTATATCTCCTGTATCACGTACAACAAGAGCACCTACTGGATAAATCTCAAATACACTTTCTTCCATTTCCAATCGTGTAAATTTACACTCAGCATTCTCTCTTGTATTTTGGCTCAATATATCAAATGAATAGTTTGGAAACTTTGAACTTTTAAAAAGTAAAGATCTTATTGTAGAATCAAAGGCGTTTGAATTTGTATTTATTGCCATATCATGTATATTTAACAGTAATTAAATTACGTGTAACTTTAGATAATTCGCTTGGAACAAATGTATTTATTTTTTTGTTGACCACAACTACAGCTTCTTCTTTAGTATATTGTGCTGTTGGTGGTTGTCCTGCAATTGGATTATAACTTGGAGGAATATCCGCTATTGCCATGTTTCTAAAAGAAATAACATTTGAAACAGTAGAATACTGAAGTACTTCATCAGTTTGTAAATACTTTTGTGTATCTATACTAACAATTTCATCTACAGTAGACATGATGTAACCAGTTGGTGATTTAAAATCAATATATTGATAATTTGGATTCAAATCAATAAATGAAGTCACACCGTTTACTTGTGGTTTAATTGTTATTTTTTTAGTATACGAATCCTGGTCTTCAACAACAAATATTTGACCATCTAAATCAAAATTACCAACATAGCTATAGTCATATGGACTCCCACCTGTTGCTGCGTATGGTAAAACAATACTTCCAGGAAGCATATAAAATCCAGTTAAACCAATCTGAAGTCCTAATGTGGTCACATACTTTTCTTTATTCTTTTTATTAAATTCTGTTGAATTATCCTCTAATAGAGTAAATGGGTTAATCCAACTATTAGCTAAAAGCAGAAGCCAAAAAGAATTTGGATCTTCATATAACTTTGATGCTGCTTCCACTAAAGTGGTTTTTGAATCAAATTCAAATTCTTTTTTAGAAACTAAATCAAAATTAAATTTATAATAACTAAAAAAATCACTAATAGAATATGTACCATTTGTAGTTTCAAAATTACGTTTTGGTAATTGATCAAAATATTTCATAATTATCCACCGTATCCAAAATAATAATCTGAAATTTCAGATTTAGATAACGTTGCATTGAGTTCCGGAACATATGTTCCTGTTTCAAATTCGGTAAAGTTTAATCCAAGCAAAACAGCAGAAGATCTTAGATCTGGTAAAAAACGAACAATTGGATCACCATAATCAGCATGTTTGACAACTAGTCCACTAAGTACGCATGGAAGAGGTTCACCAAACCAATCGGCAGTTGCGTTTTGGTTGTAGTCACCATTACCAGACTGTCCATTGGAATTACGTAATACACTAACATTCCATAATCTCTGTGGATAACTGCGTTCTGGTAGTCCAGTTGCCACTACAGGGTATGAACCTTTACGAAAGGTTCCAATAATATCTGCAACAGTCAAAGATTCTTCAGCACTTTTTGGTGTAAAAAGATATTCAAAATAATAACTTTTTCTTGCTTCAGAAATCATAGTAAGTTCAGTAATATTACTGAATCTTCTATATGTATCTGTTGCATACTGTCTTTCTGCAAAGAAACTGATTGGTTGCATAACTCGAGAATATAATGTTCCAAAGTTCTCTAAACCACCACTATTTGCTGCTCCTGCCATAGAAATAACAGGTCCTACAGGATTCTGACCTTCACCAAATTGGTGGATGACACTATATCCTGGTTCTTTTGGCATAGGAAGCACTATACGAGCAGCAGAACGGGATATGATGCTCTCACGTGTTCTTTCAAAGTTCTTCAATGAGTAGTTTGCTACATCAAAACACAACTGTAGAGGAACTTCATTTTTGGAAGCATTTGAAAGAGGATAAATATAGGTTGAAGGCATTCTTATAATATTTATAAAATATCATAAATATTTTAAATGGCATACAGAACACAATTTTTTCCGCAAAATAAACAAAAATACGTTGGTGATTCTCAAAAAATCATTTGTAGATCATTATGGGAACGAACTGTCTGTAAATTTTGTGATGATCACCCCAGCATTATAAAGTGGTCATCTGAAGAAATTGCCATTCCATACTTTCACCCAATCGACAATAGAGTCAGAAATTACTATCCAGATTTTTTAATTCAGTTTCAACAAAAAGAAAAGTTATGTTTATGGATGGTCGAAGTTAAACCAAAAAAACAAACAATCTTAAAAGAAAATGCTTCTAAAAATGAAAAGTATACTTGGGTAGTTAATAATGCAAAATGGGAAGCAGCCAAAAATTATTGCACTAAGAATAATATTGAATTTAAACTTCTAACAGAAAAAGAGTTATATAACAAATGTCATCTTCACAAAATTTAAATAATATTGAAACCATAAAAACCTATTTGGATACCCATCAAGGTCTTCAAAGAGCTAACAGGTATTCTGTTGTAATAAAAAATATAGCATCAAATGATGATGCTTTGACATGCTATCCGGAAGCAGTATCTTTTGGTGCAAGAGCTACAAATTACATATATGACAATTTACAAGGATATGGTTATGGTCGGGCTGTTCCCAACTCAAGTAAGTTTGTTGGTGGAATAGTAATGACATTTATGGTTACTGGAGATTTAAGTATTTTAACATACTTTAATGACTGGTTTGATTCTATGTATGCAAAGAATGCTAATAGTACGTTTACAGTGCCTTACTATGATCAGTCTGTTTTAGGTTCTGAACTATATTTGACATACTTAGATCTAAACGGCAATCCTTCTCCAGGACGTTCTGTGTGGACATTTAAAGAAATTTATCCTGTCGAGTGTATGCCATTAGAAATGTCATCAAAACCCGACTCTCCACTTTTATATCAAGTTGTACTAAATTATCGAAACATTGAAAGATCTACAGGAGATTAATATGGATATTTTAAATTTATTTAAAGATGCTCAACCAAAGTTTGAAACAACTTTACCGTTTAGTAAGAAACAAGTTTTATTTACTGCATTTAAAGTCAAAGACGCAAAAAAAATTGCGTTAGTCTTACAAGAAAATAATAAGAAATTATCTTTAATTGCTCTTTATGAGTGTATTAAAGAAAATTCTAATTTAAAAAATATTGATGATTTATGTTTGGCAGATGCTGAATATTTATTTTTACAAATTAGATCTAAAAGTGTTGATGAACTTTTAAATGTCCTAGTTAATGGTAGTAAATATCAGATTCAAATTAATAACATTATTACAAAAAATAATTTACAGATCAAAACAATTTTAATAGGATCTTCAATTGTTTTAAATTTAGAATCTCCAGTACTATCAGATCTGTTAAAACAAGACAATTTTGATGACCAAACTTATGCTAAAGCATGTATCAAAAGTATAAACATATCTGGACAAGTATTTTACCTAGATAAATTTTTAAACAAAGAATGTCAAGATATTATTGACAACATGCCAATTTCAACAATTAAGGATCTTAACAAATTTGTAGAAACCGAACCCAGACTTTATTTTGCTATAAAGGATGAAATAAATGAAAGTGAGGTAAACGGTTTCCTAAGTTTTTTTATCTAGCATCTAGTTACTTTGATATAATTGATTATTATAAAACCAATTTTTCATTATTTAAAGAACTAAAATGGTCTATATCTGATATTGAAAATATGTATTTTTGGGAGAGAGAAGTTTATATAAGTGTTTTAGTTAGTTACAATCAAGATTTACAACAACAACAACAGCATAACTCAGCAGCAGGACAATACATTGGATAACACAAGTAAAATTGATATTCAGGCAGAAAAGTTAGCCTTTAATGATTCTATTGTACAATCAGGTACATATAACGATATGGCAAAACCATCAGAACCTGTTACAAAAATGGAATTGCCACAAACTGAATTGATAGGAGAAAAGGCAAATATCCCATCGATTGTAATGGCACCTGTTACCCCACCAAGTAACTATGAGACTGATGATAGAATTAGTATTAATCCAGTTGTACCGGCTTCTCGTGAATCTAAATTATTAAATATGCAAACCAGTTCACCAGATAATGTAACTAGTAAAAAAACAACAAATATAGAAAAACAGATATCACAGAGCATACTACCTTCAATTCAAAAAATTGCACAACAGGTAAATGATATGGGTACGTCTCAAGGAAAAAAAACCAGTATGACTGAAGAACGACCTACACTTGCCCCCGTAAATTTAATTTTTATGGAAAGAAGTGCTAAGGCATCTCAATCACCTGCATGGTCATAAAAAAAGCCCCCTTGCGGGGGCTTTTTTCAGTCGTTTTCCATTTCAGAGAAGTACTTCAGAGGATCCTTTTCCTCTACATCTTCTGATGCAATTGGGTTTGAATCCACATCATCTTCAATACTCTTAGCTGATGCAAACTGTGCACGAATGTCATCACCCGTGATCTTATTAAAACGATCCTTGAGTTCTTGATGGCTCTTAAACTGACTCTTGTCAGTAAACTCCTTAAGAGGATACTGTGTCTTCCAAAGTTCTTCTAACTTCTTATCATCTCCACCAAGAAGAGGTGCAGGAGATGAAAACTCAGAACGATCATAGTTTACATAACCACCTACGTTGCGAATCTTGATCTTAAAGTCAGCACCAGTCCAAAAGTTAAAGGGATCTACTGCCTTCTCGTCTTGGTATTCTGGATGAGCAAGTCCCTGAATCTTTTGGAAGATCTTGGTACCGTACTGATAAAGGAAAACCTTTCCCTTATTCTCTGGGTTTGCAGGATCTTCAAGAACAAGAATGTTGGAGATGTAAGTCAACTTACGCTTACGGTTTCTTGCAATATTTTTGTCATCTTCGATACCACTGTTCCACAGTTCTGTGTTTGCTTCACATATAGGGCACTTCTCTCCAAGAGTCGTTGGGCAGTTCTCAAATAGCCAGCCACCCTTTCCCTTGAATGCGTGACTATAGATAGAAACAAACGGACTATCTTCTCCTGCAATCTCTGGAAGGAATCGAATTACTGCATAACCGTTTCCCGACTTATCAATACCGGGCTTCCAAATACGTTCATCTTTGTAACTCTCCTTTGAGGTGAGCTTATCCATACGCTCGGTTAGGGATGCGACTGAGTTCTTACTCTTCTTCTTGAAATCTGAAAAATTTGCCATATGTAACTTTCTTTCCCCAGGGATCTACCCTGGCCTTTGTCTTTTAATTATATCATCAATACACGGTCAGTCAACTGGTAGTTTCTTTGTTTTACAGTTTTTTAATAAATGTTTTTCTTTGGCTTCAATTTGAATTTTTTCTACAATTGGTCTACTGACCAATTTTCCAGCAGTTCCGGGATCTATACCCATTTCTTCTGCTAATTCTATAATTGCATCCATAAAACTTAGTTTTGTTAGAGTTACTCTCTCTAAAACTTGGTTTGAAAATTTTTCTTTGGCGGTCTCATCTATATACATGACTACAGTATATATCGTAAATCAAAATAATCAATAATTAAATACATCTAAATATTGATGACTCATTCTAGGTAAAAACTATGGGAAGCACAACAGACACAATTCCAATTCAAACATCTGGTATTACCGCAAATATTGCTACTGATTATATCGGTACAGGTGGAATTACTGGACATTACCAATTAATCAAACTTGCATATGGCGTTGCTGATTCTGCAACCATAGTTAGTAGCTCGAATCCCTTCCCCGTAACCATTGCGGCTGGTATGACTGCTACAATTTCTGGATTTACCGGAACCATTCAGGTTCAGGGTGTTGGTGGTGGTACTCCGGTACCAGTATCTGGAACTGTTGTAGTTACCGGTATCACTACTTCACAACTGTATGTTACTACTACAAGTGGTTCTAGAGTTGAAATCACTGGTGGTATTCCGCTTACTAAAATTCGAGATGCAGTCTCAGTATTTGGTCCCAATGGTATAACTTATGTTTATACTCACCTAGTTGACGCTGCAGGAAACTCATTAAGTTATACTAACGGTGCCTTGAATGTTAATATTCAAGGAGTTACTATCAGTACAACCATTCAATCTACTGTTGGTGTATTTGGAATATCTGGAGCCACTGCTGTAGGTGTAAATGTTGGTAACACTGTTGGTATTAACGACACTGCTATTCTTTCTGGTATCACTGCTATGTATGGTCAGATTGTTGGACTACGTAGTGATCTGGGTGGCTTTGCCGTTATTCGTCCTACCGGTGGCACAGCATATAGAATTTCTAGTACTTCGACATCAACAGTTTTATCAGGCTTTACTTGTAAGTCTGGAGTCAATCTTAAAGCCGCATCAAGTAATACAGACATAATCTATATTGCAGATAGTTCCAGTGCAGGATCAACAACTAATACAGGATATGAATTAGATCCGGGTGAGTCGCTCTTTATTGATATTATCAATATGAATTTGATTGCACATAGAGCAAAATCTTCATCCCAAGTTCTAAGTTATATCGCCACATAAAATGTTAAAAGACGCTTTAACAACAGTTAAGACATCATCTTCCTATACAGCACAATTTATAGGAAATACTGCAGATCCATGCTTTACTAAAGGTAAATTAAATGGATCTGCAAATGTTTTTGTAACTGGTAACTCTTTCTTCTTTGATTATTCTGAATTAAAGAATGGAACAGATTTAAAATTTTTAAATAAGTTTTTTAATGGTCGTACTGGTGGAGATACGTTTAATTTTTCAAGTGGTACATACTATGAACCTACTACCGGTTCTCAAATTACTTGGAATGGTACATTTACGCTTCAAGGTAAAACAGGAACATATAACCAATATATTTTATGTTCTGGGGTTACTGGTACTGCAGCACTAACTGCTGGATATTATGTAAATAAGAACTTTACAAGTCCCATACAGTTTACAGCAACTACTGGGAATACAGCAAATATTCTTATATCAAAGACTCCAAGAAATACACCATTAAATTTAGATTATTTGGGTATATACGGATCTGACTATGGTTTAGAAGAGTATGTTGAAGTATTAGAAAGTGTATCTAACACTGGTCGTTTAACACTTAAAAACTTTGTTAAATTGAATGACGAAACAGAAGTTGTTTACGTAACAAATTCTCTAACAAATGAGAATTTATTCTTTAAGAAATCTACAATTAATATATTGAATCGTGGTATTCCTTCACTAGAAGTATTATCATCAACTCAGATTCAAAATGGTGTTACAAAGATAGCCGATGCTACAACAGAAAATACTATTTTACTTTTAGAAAATCAAAATACATATCAGTATGATCTAAAACAAAAAAATAATCCAACACAACACTGCTACTATTATCCAAATTCTACATTAAAATCAATAACATCAAATAGTGAAAATATTTCAGAATATAAAAATTTATCATTCTTTTATTCTACAATTTATATTTTAACTACACAAACTGTTTATAATTTGGTTTATAATTCCGAAGGATTTAATATTTCGGAATTTGTAGGATTTAATAATTCTGAAGATAGAATTTATATTAATGGAAATGAAACTGATATTTTATCAATAACAAAAGCATCAGTAATTTTACCTATGAAATTTGATTTATCAGATGCCTCAAATAGAGGTTCTGTTATAGAACTATTTACAGATTTTCAATGCACACAAACGCTTATCTCTGATTATTATTTAACAGGATCACCAGGATATGAAGGTGCTGCTTTTATATATTTTGCTAACAGACCATCATCTGTATCAAATATTTATATGAGATGTATTAAAAATACAACAAATATTATTCAAATTTCAATATCAGCCTGAACAGATTCATCTTTAAATGGTTCTGTTCTCCATTTATTATAATATTGTATAAATTCAGGTTGTACATCAGCAGTAAATAAATATGCTTTTTCTGGAAGAAAAAATCCATCTTGTACATTAGTATATGGTAACCACGTACCCAAAATCAGTTTACCTTGTTCTACAGACATAATTATTGCAGCATCTTTAATAAAGATACCTTTTCTTTTTTCAACACAATCGGCAACAATTTCTTCATTATATGAAATTTTAATAAATTTTATTGGCATATATTATACTTTCTTTTTATTTGCACATCCACATGGTTTTTTAATAGTATTAGAAGATTTACTACTATCATCACTTAAATCTAAAATGTTATTGTTTGATACATTGATCAGTGGTTGAAATTTTAAAACAATATATGGTATAGAGATATATTGGTTAAATTTTTTTCTTCTGGCTTCACATCCACAGTTACCTTTAGTTATTTTTATAATAAGATATTTGATGCCTGTGAACTTTGTCACAAAATCAATAACATCTCCCAATCCAATTGTTTTTATTAAAAGAATAATTGTTTTTTTGTATATTGTATTATTGCTTTGATTTGATTTCCAGTTAGCAGGAACATTATATGTTCCACCGTTTCCATCAGATGTTGAACTTGTATTAAATGTGAATCTACCTGTAAACATATATCACTAATCTCCTCTAATATAGTTATGGCTCTGTTACAATAGCCTGACAAGTAATATCTCCAGATTGTACTACGGGAGTTTGTTGATTAGGATTAGGACCAGTTTGTGGAGAAACTATAACTTGATATGAACTAAGAGGTGGAGGATTTGGATTAATAAATCCTGAAAAACTTACTCTATCAAACGTTACACCATTAAACGAATTTGGTCTAAAGGCATTTATTAAATGCCATTTTTTAAGATCTCCACCCAATGGAGGAGCATAGTTATAAGTATTTCCAACATCAAAAACTAATAATTTTATATTTAATTGATCGTCTGTACACCCTGAGCTGTAACACGGTAATGTTGCACCTAACCAAGGATTATCTGTGACACCAACATAACTGCTAGCAAGTTTATAAGGCGAACCTACTGGTACATTACGTTGATATGATACTATCCCATCATCTGCAGTACCATCTGTTTGCCAACCTAATGGTGTATCTTGACCATCTGGTGATACATACCAAATCCAACCACCAGGACCTAATATTGATGCTCCTGGATCTGCCAAAATACATCCAACTGTTCCATTACCATCACATGGTTTACCTGTTTGACTTTGGTTTCTTAATGCAAAGAAATAGGAATCTTGTAACTTATCTAATCTAGCTTCACCCAAATAAACATAAGGGTACTGTAAAACACTATCATATGGAAATATTTTTAAAGCATTTGATGGTTTATTATATTCGTGTCGATATGGATCTTTGGTAAAAAATGTTTTATAAGTTGATGAAGCTTCATCATATCCAAAGTATGTTAATTTTTGTACATAATTAAAATATGAAATATTTGTAATATGTGTTTTACAACATCCATTTTTTCTTGAAAATTGTTTATACGATTGTATAAAATAATCTTTATTAGAATTAAATCCTACTTTTCCTACTGATGTAGCACATATGTCAGAGAAAGAAGGTCCATCTGGACAACAATTTCTTATACAAGTACCACCCTCACAATTTGATTCACATACTAAAGCACATCCACTATCTTGTGGAGCCCAACCTCTTGCAGCTTCTAATAGCGGCATTCCAGTAGACTGCCAACAAATATCTGCTTTTTCTGGACATCCAGCACTAATGCTACTATTACCATCACTCAATCCACTTGCTTGATTACCAAAGTCCAAATATTGTGTACATTGTGTAATATCATCTACTTCAACACTATGATTTGGTACATACGATTGGTATCTTCGAATAAAAGAATTCATCCACCAATATTGAGGATTTCCACTATATTGCCAAGATATATCTTCTGTTCCTTCAAAATTATATCCTAAAATACTGCAAGGATCGGGTTGAGCAACTGGATCTCCAGAATTAGTTATTCTTTGGTCACAAAATCCACCATAAATCCATTTTGAAAAATCCCAATTTCCAGGAACTGCTCTAAAAAAAGCTTGGCGTTGAAAGTATTTTGGAATATTACTGGTACCCGCACCGAATTGGGCTGTTACAGCTTCAGGATCAACAAAATCTCGATAATTCCAAGTAGGAGATACAACATCACCGTATTTTAAAGCAATAGCATGCCCATATCCAAATGATATATCACTGTAACCAAATTCACTTATATCATCAGGATCTGGAGTAGACAAACCATAATAGTTTTCATTTTTTCTTGTCCATATAAACGTTTTATTTACACGAAAGAATTCTGTTCCAAATAGTTGAGAATCATTTCTAGTTTTATATAAAACAGCAAATCCATTTGATCCTGCTGTAATTTTTATTATATCTCCATCAAAAGTTTGAGACCAAGATCCAGTTGCACCGGGTAAATCTGTTGTTTTGTATGTAGGAAGCATTTCAGTTCTTCCCCATACATATACAGTAGAATTAGAAGCAACCATACTATAGTCTGGTCCACCATCAACAAATATTAATTTATCTGTAGGACTATGTTGAGAAAGTAAATCAAAAGATTCTGCAAGTAAAGATTCATCCTGAGAACTACTAGGGATATCTGTTTTATAGGTTACAGTCCACTGATCTGCTAAATTTTTTACAGAATCTGGAAGAAAGGTTGGTATTGTAGTTCCAATTTTTTCACCTAAAGGATTAATATAATAATATGCACCCCAAACTCTTACTTGATTATCAGATTGTATTGCAATTGCATGATAATTACCAGATCCAATTTGGGTATAATATGGTCTACTATAACCTGCAGTAAGACCATTAATAGTATTACCAGAATCGTCAATAGGAACACGTTGTATTAATCCTGTACGCGCATCCTTTAAATCATCAGGTGTAGATGAACTATATCTACAAGTTTCATTTATATTTCCATATGTTATGCCATTGTATCTACCATAAAATAGTCCGCTACTATTTATTTGTAATGTAACATTATATTCGCCTTCAGATACGTAGCCTGGTTTAGCGTCATATCTATTAATAATATTATTTGTTCCAGGAAGATTTTCATTATTTTGACCATACTGAAATATATTATCAGTATTATCACCGGTTACTGCTAATTCACCCATAGAAGATATTGCAACGGTATGTTTACTTCCATTAGCAACATCAGACCAAACCATTTCTCTATTGTCAGCATAATCACCATATCCACCTGGATTTGAAAAACTAGAACGAACAAACGTTCCGTAATCGCATGCTTTATTACCCCAAGAACGTAATCTATATTGAGGGAGTTTTGCATCATAATTATAAACTGGATAATTTTCTCCAGGTATTCTTGGAATAACACCATCAGCTAGATCACAGAAAGAATCTTGACTAGGTGATGATGTACAAGATGTTGATGTTTGATTAAAATCAAAAAACTCAGGATATTCAACTAATGCAACTTCAAAGGTACTACTTTTACCACCAAGTTTTACTAAAATACCTAAAGTAGGATCTGCACCAGCAGCTTGATTATCTTGATCTGCAACCAAATCTCTTGGTAAACAATTTGCAAGATTTTGCTCACCATATCCAGATGCAACTAATTTTCCTTGATATGTGTGCCAAAAATTAGTATTTAATCCTGCAGTAACTTTACTAATTCCTTTTGGAAACCATGGATTAGTTAAACTGACTACAGTGAGTATAGATGGAACTGTAATTTGATCATAAACATTATTTCTACATGAATCACCAGTACACCCCCATGCTACTGCTATACCGGATTCAATATAAGATGGTAAAACTGCACGTCTAGGAAAAGGAAATGTTTGTAAATCTTGGAACTTACTTACCGTTGTGTCTGACAATAATTTTTGTTTAATTATTTTTGGAGTTACACTTCCAGTTACTGGTTCAACATCTAAAAATTCAACTAAATTTTTATAACCGGCTGTACCACCAACAATTGAAGAAATATATGGATTTAATACAATATCATTATTTACATCATATTCTGCAGATTGAATAATTTGTGTTGTTTCTGTTGCAATATCTATTGCATGATCCTTTACACGTAAAATTCCTGCTCGTACCATTTCTTCTAATGCAGCACTAACATATGCATAATCTGATATTAAAGTAGTTCCATCAATATCAATAGGTGTTGGTGTTGGGGCTCTATTACCTTTTTCTATTAAACTATAAAAATAGTTATAATAACCCTTTAAAAATCTTTCAGGATTAAATAATTCACCTGCTATTAAAAGATTGTTATTTAAAGAATAAAGTTTAAATGTATAAAGATCAAAATGAAATATTGGAATCTGTGAACCAACATACATTACTCTTCGGGGACTAGTTCTTATTAACGAGTAACGTATAGCTTCTTGTCCATGAAAATTCATATCATTTCCACTTATATTACCACTATATGGTATTTCAAATGGTGATGATAATACATTACCATGATTTAAATTAGCTGCTAGATTAGGATGCTTAACACCATCACCAGATCTATGTGCCCATGCTTCAAAATGATGTTCTAATGTTACATATCCTATTAGCTGATCTTTTAATCTGGTTTTATTTACTGTAACTTCTTTGTAGCGTATATCGTATTCAATTGGCATATCATTAGATGATATTTTTTGAAAACGTGTAGGGTCATACGATGGTCCAAAATCTCTATTTGGATCATCAGATCTACCAAAAGTCCAAATATCAAATCCGGATTTTAGTTTACCATTATTTTTATCTTCTTGTAAAGCAAGTCTCATTAAATATGGAGAAATTCCATATGCAAAACATAATTTTCTATATCTTGGATTATAAATCTCGGCAGGAATATTTGCTGGTATAGATGGATTACTTGAAGGGGAAAATGAACAATGTTCTCCAGCCATACCACCTTGTGTCCAAAGTCTAAATTTTCCAGAATGAAAAGGATATGTTATATTATTTCTTGCAATTGCTGAATTCCGAGCAAAGACACCTGCAACTGTATCCATACCAGGACTACCACACCAACAACATCCTATTTCGGATTTTTTCATTGGTGATTGAAATGGATTCATAAATGGCAGATAGCCATATTGATATTCTTTTTTAGAAATATTTTCTTTTTTAAATACTGTATCTTGAATACCACCCTTAATGTGTGCAAAACGCCTACATTCACACGGTGTTGAGGGCCAGGTACCAGATAATGGTGGTGATCCACCAATACACGGAGAATCCAGTGCATTTGGATTAAGTATTCCTGCATTATTAGTGGTTACATTAAAAGCAGGAGAACATGATCTATCTACAGATCCAAATAAACTACTATGATGATATGCTTGACACTGAGGTATCATAGGTTCGCCACCAAAAGCATATTCTGGAGGATACCAAATAAAATAGCATGCAGTGTGTCGATACATTATATCAAAATCATCACCACCAGGTGCACCATTACCAAATAAACATTGTTTACATGCGTCAGGTGGAGCATTTTGATTACATCCACCACCACCACCAGGACCATCGGGACCACCGGGACCACCACCCGGATCAGTATCAACCCCACCACCTGGAGTAATGACTCCTGGATCACCCGTACTTAGTTGACCACAACAAGAATTACAAAATGATGAACATGCGGCTGCAATTGCCGGATCACGTCCACACAATCCAGTTCCACTTATAGGTGGACCATATAGTCCAGAACATTTTGGACAAACAAGACGAATTAAAGCAGCTCTATCTATACCACCAAAGGGAGCTGGTCCAGTATTATCTCCCGGTCCAATACTATAACCTGCATCTTGGATTGCGGCATAACATCCTTCACCAAATATTTCATTTGGAGAACGTTGAGAACTCCCAAGTCCACCCCCACCTCCACCAAGACCTGTTGCAATATTTGTACCACCACCATAATCAGGATTACATATGTTTGGACATACGTTTGCACAAGTTTCACATTTTGATTTTGCATCATCTATACAATTATTTGAAAATGATTCTTGGCAAGGATTATTATCATTTTGAAATAAACAATCACAACATTCTTGTGGATAATATTTATTACACGGAGAATATGGTTGATCAATAGTTTCACTTTTTAAAAATGAAAGATATTTACTAACTGTTTTTCTATTTAACATATAAAATTAACCACCACTCTCAGCACACCCACTACCACAATTAACATTATTTGTTGATGATTGACCATAAATTGTTCTTGGTGATCTCTGTACACCTGGTCTTTTTATTTTTAAAATTATTAAATCGTCGGGGTGTACTGGGTTTGCAGTTACCATTGTAGCACCAACTAAAGTAATAAATTCATCAAATAAAAATGGGCTACAACATGTACGATTAGCAGTACCACAACAACATGATTTTTTAGGCATAATAAGGTCTCACATCTTATTTATACCCATAAAACAACAAAGGCTCCCAGAAGGAGCCTTTGTTGCAAATAAATTAGTCAAATTTTACCGACTACGAGAGCGAACTACTCGATAGTGTGCACGACCCTTAATGGTCTCACAAACTACGGTATACTTCAGATCCATGCGATCAAAAGCCTCACGAAGGTTACTCATAGTTGCGCGCATATTTGCAACCTTAAAACGCTTACGAGCCTCGCACGCATTCAGGGGGGTACCTGAGCGCATATAATCAAACACCTTCTGAATCTTCGTCGGACGGTCAACAGTAGTAATATCCATAGAACTTTCCTTTCTTATAAGAAGTTGCTATACTATACACTCTAGATTTAACCTGTCAAGTGATTATTATAAATAATAATGACTGAGGAGGGCTTTATGGAACAGAAGAGTCATCAGTTTATAAAATTTGTACGCAAACATCTTGCCCAATATGGCATGAAACTTATACTTGGACGCGGTAAATGCGTCAATGTAGACGGTTTTCGCTGTTCTGGGTGCTTTGATGAGTCTGGAAAGGCGATTCGGATAGCCAGACATTGTAATGAATTTTTACATGTTCTAGTTCATGAATATTGTCATTTTTTACAGTACATTAATAGCAGTAAAGTGTATGAAAAGTCATATAAAGCCTCAAATATTGTAGATGGATGGTTAAAAGGTAAAAATTATGCGGCTAAAGATGTTAAAAGGGCATTTTTTATCGTTCGTTCAATGGAAAGAGACTGTGAAAAACGAGCAGTTCGTTTAATAAATGAAT